TCACGCGCGGTTGCCTCGAATATGACGTCAGCGCAACCGACATCACGCAGTCGTTTATGTCCATCCGCAAAACCATGACCAGCAGCGGGCGCAGCGCCACCTATGAGGCCAGCCGCACCGAGGAAGCCAGCCACGCCGATCTCGCCTGGGCGACCATGCACGTACTGATTAACGAACCGCTGACCGCCGCGAGCGGCCAGCCCTCATCCTCAATTCTGGAGTTTTATTAATGGCAAAACGCAACAGGCGCCAGCACACACCGACACCGCGCCAGCATACCACCGCACCCGCGCAGAGCATGGAGGCGTTTACCTTCGGCGAACCGGTGCCGGTGCTCGATAAACGCGATATCCTGGATTACGTGGAGTGCATCGATAACGGCCAGTGGTACGAGCCGCCGGTCAGCTTTTCGGGGCTGGCGAAAAGCATGCGCGCTGCTGTTCACCACAGCTCGCCGATTTACGTGAAACGCAACATTCTGGTATCGACCTACATTCCGCACCCGCTGTTATCGCGTCAGGATTTTACCCGCTTCGCACTGGATTACATGGTGTTTGGCAATGCGTTTATTGAGCAGCGTAGGAGCATTACAGGCAGGCCGCTAAAATATGAAACCTCACCGGCCAAATACACCCGTCGCGGGGTGGAGCAGGATACCTACTGGTATATTCAGAACTACACGAAACCACATCAGTTTGCGCCCGGTTCTGTGTTTCACCTGCTGGAGCCCGACATCAACCAGGAGCTTTACGGGATGCCGGAATATCTGAGCGCGCTTAATTCGGCCTGGCTGAATGAGTCGGCGACGCTGTTTCGCCGCAAGTATTACCAGAACGGCGCGCACGCAGGTTACATCATGTACGTTACCGATGCGGCGCAAAGCAGCACGGATGTTGAGGCGCTGCGCAAGGCGATGCGGGATTCGAAGGGGCTCGGCAATTTTAAGAACCTGTTTTTCTACGCGCCGAACGGAAAAGCCGACGGCATTAAAATTGTGCCGCTGAGCGAGGTCGCCACCAAAGACGATTTTTTCAATATCAAAAAAGTCAGTGCCAACGACCTGCTGGACGCGCACCGCATCCCGTTCCAGTTGATGGGCGGCAAACCGGAAAATGCGGGCTCGATCGGCGACGTTGAGAAGGTGGCGAAAGTATTTGTGCGTAACGAGCTGATGCCGCTACAAACCCGATTCCTTGAGCTCAACGAATGGGCGGGAGAGGAGATCATCCGGTTTCAGAAATACAGCCTCGACACCGACGACGCGTAACCCAGCACAGCCGCCTGCGGGCGGTTTTTTCATACCCCCTCGCCAGAGCCCACCAGTGCCCCCACACGACGCGCTGCCGCCTCGCTTCCCTGTCACATGCCCTCGCGCCCTGCGCGCGGCTGGGGCGCGCTCAGGCGCGGGAAAATAAATTAAATACAGGCCTCAGCGCGCAGTGCTTTCCCCGCCTCGCCTGCCCGCTTCGTGGGGCGGTTTTAAGGCAGTTGCATTATCCAAGAAAAACGCTATTAGCTTGGCCTGAGTAACATACATTCACCTTTGAAACCGCATGCGTAATCATGCAAAGGTAAGCCCTTTTATACGATCCCTTCCTACAAGATTATAACTGTAATAACATTATTATTATGAACATCTAATGTATGCACAGGGATTTTCCATGAGAAAAGAAATCGTATTTGCGAACCTTAAAGAAAGTTGTGTCCTAGAATGCAAACTAGCGAATGGTAGAAACGGGAAAGGGGCTGTGCCAAATGATCTTTGGGAAAGTTACAGCGCTATGGCCAATTCTAGCGGCGGCTTGGTTTTATTGGGCGTTAGAGAGAAGAATGGAGTGTTTACTCCAGAGGGGATAGAAGATATCGAAAGAGTGAAAACAGATCTCTTCAATACTTTAAACAACCCACAAAAAGTAAGTTGCAATCTTCTCAGCGAGAATGATGTATATACTAAGAAAATAGATGGAAAAGATATTTTATTCATAGAAATCCCACAAGCAAACAGAAAGCAAAGACCTATATACTTAAATAACAACCCCTTAACAGGAACATATATTAGACTTCATGAAGGTGACAGAAAATGCTCCATTGACCAAGTTAAATCCATGTTAGCAGAGCAAACGACAGACACCTTAGATGATAGGATTTTTGAAGGCTACACGATTGATGACCTGGACAAGGCCAGTATTAATATATATCGAAAGATGTTAGCCGATAGTAAACCAAGTCATGTATGGCTGGAACTGGATGACTTTGATTTCATTACCGCTTTAAAGGGATGGAAAAAAGATAGAAAAACAAAAAAAGAAGGCTTAACTCTGGCTGGAATTTTGATGTTTGGGAAATGGGCCACAATCCAAGATGCTTTGCCAAATTATTTTATTGAATATCAAGAAATAAACCAAGAAAACCGATGGGAGGATAGAATATACCCAGACGGAAGCTGGACAGGTAATTTATTTGAATTCTACAGAAAGGTTTACAGGAAATTAATCGAAGATCTCAAAATCCCTTTCCAAATTAATCAAGGTGTCAGAAAGGATGACAGTCCTGTACATGTTGCCTTAAGGGAGGCCCTAGTCAATAGTCTTGTACATGCAGATTATAATGGTCACTCTCCCATAAAGATCACAAAACAAAATGGTTTATTCTCTTTTCGCAACCCAGGAACCATGCGCGTGCCAATTAATATCGCTAAAGCTGGCGGAGAAAGTGATTGCAGAAATAAATATTTGCATCAAATGTTTTTAATGATAGGGCTTGGTGAGAGGGCTGGCTCTGGCTTACCTAAAATTATTAGCGGCTGGCGCTCGCAACACTGGTCAGAACCTAAATTAATTGAAAACTTCGAAATAAGCAATACAAGCCTAGAGCTTGGGACAAATGATTTCATTCCCAAAGAAACAATATCTAAAATACAAAAAATTTGCGGCGATAAATTTGACTCCCTAACCAAACTAGACAGAATAATTCTAGCTACAGCCGCTGCTGAAAATATTGTAAGCCACGAAAGAATAAGAAGTTTAACTATGGAAACGACACGTAGCATTTCGCTATCACTTTCCAAACTAGTACGCTTAAAATTTTTAAACTCAGATGGAACGCAGAAACAAAAACGTTATTTCCTCCCAACTTACTCACCTATAAGACCGGATAATGCAAAAGGACATCAATTGTTACAATTAGCATTCATTCACCCCCCAAAAGATATAAAATTTGTTGGTGACACCAGTGATGAACTATCTTTTTATAATCTTAATGAGGAGCTTGGAATATATGTAACTCGCAAGCAAGTATATAAGCACATTATCAAACAAAGCATCTTAGTAAAAGAACTTAAAAATGCAAAAACGGTATCAGAAAATAGACTTAAAATCACAAGACACCTATTAAATTATTATAACGAAAATGGATATGAACAAACTATAAATAAAGATAACCCTGACTTCTTTTATAGAATTGTGTCTAAATCGTTAAAAGAAACTATTGACCCAATTCAGATCATTGGGCAGCAGTCCCTTAGTACTGAGCAGCAGCAGCCCCTCAGTACTGGGCAGCAGCAGCCCCTCAGTACTGGGCAGCAGCAGCCCCTCAGTACTGAACAGCAGCAGTCCCTTAGTACTGAGCAGCAGCAGTCCCTTAGTACTGGGCAGCAGCAGCCCCTTAGTACTGAGCAGCAGCAGTCCCTTAGTACTGAGCAGCAGCAGTCCCTTAGTACTGAGCAGCAGCAGTCCCTTAGTACTGAGCAGCAGCAGTCCCTTAGTACTGAGCAGCAGTCCCTTAGTACTGAGCCATCCCAACAGAGTAATAAAACTCTTGATATGGAAAAAGAAAAAAAGGAATTTCTAAAAGAAATTAAGATTAACAATGACCTAATGAGTATGAATCCTGGTGATTTATCATTAGAAATAAAAAATTTAGAGTCAAGCATCGCCGAGGCAGATGATATATATAAAAACGTTCTTTGTGATGAAAATGGTAGGCATAAAACTCTCTATGAAATGATTACAGGAAAACTTTTTGAATGTGAAATCGATAATCCTGATGCTCAAGTAAAAACTAAAGCAGATTTTTTACGATTAACTCAAGAGATAGTGTGGAAAGAATTGATGGATTTATCCTCAGGGATTAGAGAGGGAAGTAAAAGAGGTGTAAAAAAATCAACTATAATGCAAGTGATAGTTACATTAGCTCTGAGAGGGTATCTAACAGTTAGAGACTTTAGTGAACTATTGGATCGTAACCCTAACTCTCTCCGGAGAGATTACTTAGCGCCTCTAGTAAAAGAAAAAGTATTAACTTTAGCTTATCCCTCTACGCCAACTCATGCCTATCAAGGCTATAAAAGTGATATTACTATGTTATCAGTCGATTTTACAAAATACGACAATTAATATTACCCCCCTCTTTAATATTGTAGAGGGGGATTATAATAGGAAATAGTAAAAAAAAGAGAGAGATTAAATCTCGACTAATGCCAGGTCGCTGTACTATAAAACTTAACGCATGCCTGAGATAATCATGTACGGTTTGCACATTTATTAATGCGCACGATTATAGCCACTAAATTACTATACCTCATGATTAAAACTAATCTTATCCAGCCCCAGCCATTTATCAGTGGCTGGATAAGAGAATTTTTGCCCGTCGTATATCACGGTCGCCCCACGCGCCAGTGCCTCAAGCTCCCATCGCGTCGGCGTTATGCCTTGCTGCGCAAGGTCAACACGGATGCGAGGCATTTGTTCACGCTCGGATTTTGTCAGTCGCCCTGATGGGGCGACGTCATGCGGCTTTAATGGTTCACCGCTTCTTTGCTGACGGTTTCCTGTCGGCGAGCCATATTTTAGTACGCCTCTAAGCGCCGTCACGACCTCATCGTCATTCCAACCGATAACCCCGCTATCAACCATATTTAACACCGCTGCGGCATGCTCAGACGGTGTGGGGGTCATAACTGGAACGTCACCGCCGGTAAGCTTTCCACAGTTATTGACAGGACTCCGAGGCGCGGCGATGCCGCTTTTTAAAGTCAAAGACTCAACGGCCAAAAGCTTTGGAACAATGCGCCATTCCGATGATCGGGTAACGTGGACATGACGCGCGCCGAGATGTGGCGCGTAAATTCCTACCACCCGCTCAATATCTTCCTCGTATGCGTTAACCTCATCAGTCACGTTGCGGGCTACGCGCACAGTCTGACTATCTCGCGGGATATTTGCCCCACCTTGTGCGGCGATATATAAATCAAAATCACCACTATCCGCAGCGGCGCGAACCGCTTCGACACGCTCATCAAATTCATCAGCAACGCTAACGCCACGAGGTAATTTTCTCAGCTCGCGATACGCGCCCATTGTCGGCAGGCCAATCGGTTTAAATTGAGGAATACGCCATGTAGACGCCCAGGCTGTTACAGCGGCAGCCGTATCTTTTAACGGCTTTCCAGTATCATGATCGAGCTCGCCATCAAGCGCGTAACCATCGATATTTTTAGCAATGTATTTTGCAATGTAGCCCGCTGCGCCGCCTTTATTCAGGTGTTTAGACTGAAAGCGATTACGCTCTGCTCCGCGTTCGTCGCCATCCTCTTTGAGAGCGTAGCGGCGCATAATTTCAGTAATTTCTTTGCGTTGTTCTTGTTTGCAAAACAGCATCATATGCCAGTGCGGCGTTCCATCGTGATGCGGCTCGACGACGCGCATACCGTAAACCTGCAAATCGTTATCTTTGAAAGCGGTGCGCATCAGGCTCCATATACGGCATAGGTAGCGCTGCCCATCTTTCGGGGTAAAAGCTTCGTCATTCCAGCCGTGATTAAGCTGCACGGTCTTATCTTTACCCTTACCGACCTGACGAGTCGGGTGATATTTCGACGGCGCGGTCAATGTAATAAACATCCCGACATCACCTTCGCCAGCGGCGTAACGCTCAATTCCGGCAATAGTATTCATCAGCTCCATGCGTCGTATCTCAGGGTTAGAAATACTCCCCATGACTTTGCTAATGAGATCGATACGCTCGCCCGTCACCTTATTTTCCAGATCACAGGATTTGAGGTATTCAAGGTTAGCCAGGCGGCGTGTATGTACATCGCGGATTGCGTTTTTGCTGGCGTACGGAGAACGGTCTTTATTAACCTCACCGGCTGCAATTAAAAGAGCTTCATGCCAGCGCATACGTTGCGCTTTGAGCTGGTTAATCCACCATTCATCGTTAATCAGACGGGACACAGCGGAAAAAGCCTGGCGGATTGTCATCTGACCTTTGCGGTACTTCTTCCAAAAAAGCGGGGAGATATTGAAAGCACGAGCTGCCCCAGCAACATGACCATAAAGATGCGCCTGCGCCTCATCGGTAAAAAGCGATTCTTTACCACCGTGCGCCTCCGCCCATGCATCGCTTAACTCC